TACTTACTTGAAAGAGAAAACTAATGTTAGTGTTCTGCGTGATCCAAAAGCTGAGGCTGATGATCTCATAGCAAGATTCATTCACTTGCATCCTGATGATGAACATTTTATTATCAGTAGCGATACTGATTATTTGCAACTTATCACTCCCAAGGTAAAACAGTATAACGGTGTAGCAGGGCATCTAATCACACTTGAAGGATATTTTGATGACAAGGGTAAACCTGTAAAGGATAAAGAAAAGAATATTAAACTACTAGAGGATCCACAATATCTGCTGTTCAAGAAGACCATGAGGGGTGATGCCACTGACAATGTGTTTTCGGCTTATCCGGGTGTAAGAGAAAAGGGTACACAAAAGAAAGCTGGATTGATTGAAGCATATGCCGATCGTAATAAGCAAGGATTTGATTGGAATAACATGATGTTACAACGATGGACCGATCATGAGGGGGTTGAGCGTAGGGTTCGTGATGATTATGAACGTAATCGGGTACTCATAGACTTGACAGCACAGCCCGATGATGTTAAACTATCAGTAGACACACATATTCGTGAGGGTGTTCGTACAACTACTATTCCGCAAGTTGGTATTCACTTTCTGAAGTTTTGTGGTAAATACGATTTGGCTAAAATTAGTACAAATGCTGAGACTTATGCAAAATGGCTTAACAGTCCTTATGAGGGTATTTTGAAATGAAGATAGCTGAATCATCTTTTCGCATTAAGACAATACGATGCAGTGATCCAGAGTTTACTATGATTGATAAAAAGGGTTTTGTTAATATTCCTAGGGCTAGTTTTGAAATTAACAGAGCGTGTCCTGAAAATTATAAGCAAATTATATCTGACTGCATTAGTAATGGATGGTTGAAACCAGTAGCACACATGAAAGAGTCTGAATGGGTATGGGAAAAACTAGGAGAATAAATGGCACAGCACACACACTATTGGTCTTGCGGTCCACTCGCTGATTGGATTCGAGGCACTAACAAACTTAAAGCAGGCACAGCCGAAGAATGGAATGAATGGACAACTCGGGCTCAAATGAAACATAACTTCCGCTATTGGGTAGCTGAAGAAGCCCTTGGTGATATCCAAGATTTTGTCACTTGGCCTATTAGAAGTTTATACAGCATCAAGTATTACATCAATAATCGCTGGGTTAGTCGTACCCACAGTCTTACTGCCCATGCGCGTGATATTAAGCCTGGTGATTGGTGCGATGTTGGTAATCGGTTTCTTCCTTGCTTGTTTAACGAACTGGTAGACTTTGTTGAAATTGAACAAGCATGGTCACACATTGCCTGGGGTGATAAAACAGCCCGCGCTAAGTACAATCCTCCATTCTGGGCCAGTGGTTGGTGGCGTTGGAGGGTGTGGCGCTGTCCACAAGCTGGGCTAGATCATCTTGATTGGGAAATGACACTTACTAATGAAGAATTCTTGGATGAAGATAAGAAAGGTGAGGCAGTACTTACTAGTCAAGCAATTAGGGCCAAGGAACTGAAAGAACTTTATACTTGGTGGACAGTTACCTATCGCAATCGTCCCGATCCACATGATGCAAGTGGGTGGAGTGCTTACTGTGATAGTTTGCGGAATGAACATGGTGATCACTGGATTGGGATGAATTCAAAAGATCCTGCTAGTAAAAAAGCAAGCAACAAGGCCATGAAACTATTATCCAAGATTGAAAAAGCCTATGAAAAAGAAGATACAGAAATGCTGATTCGCTTAATTAAGATCAGGCAAAGTTTGTGGACATGATATGAAAAAGATTTACTACGAAAAACTACTATCTAATGCGGGCAGGGTAATTTACAAACCTGTTGCTGAATATGACAGTGAATACATTGATAGTTTTCCAAAAGGTAATCATCTTGTGATGTGCTATCCGGGAGGGCAGAGTCGCAGGTACAACATCGACCCTAACTATGCAGCAATGATTGCAGCTGGCCGCGTAGCAGAGGATGCGATTACTCATGCTATACGTGTGGCCAGTGAAATGCGTCCACAACAAACTCCTGTTACCAAAGGACAACAACGAGCATGGAAGAAATTGGCCAAAGAGTTTGGTGATGAACTTTGCTCATTGAGCCATTCAAGCGCACATGATATTGCCCAAGTAGCTATAAAGGCTTTACAAAAGGAAGCAGATGTGTTATACTCTAATCCAGCAGTTAAGAAAGCATACGATCATTTCTTATTAGTTGCTGAATTAACAAAGGATTGATCATGCAAAAGTGTATAACCAACAAATTCAATAGTGTATTTCTTCCTTATGAAGAAGGTATGATTGAATGGCTTATGAAGAATTACCCGCACAGTCAATATCGTGTAGTGGAGGTGGTATGAACAACCAAATTAAATTTCCGGCGCAAGAATGGTTAGGGTATGATCCTGAACAAGGAGATATGCACGGGTATACTTTTGATCAAATGAGAGAGTTCACCAAGTTGATTGTAGGTGAATGTTGTGCTATTCTGAATGAAATGCACTCGTGGCAGACTATGAATAATCAAGAATACTCAAGTACTTGGCATGATGCCGTAGATCAAGGTATTGATCAAATTAAAGAACATTTTGGAGTTGAAGAATGAAACAAGAATTAGATACACTATTATGCGAGAAGTATCCAAAGATGATGGTCACTCTCCAATCAAAATACCTTTTCGGGCTAATGCCATTTGATGAACCACTAACCCGGCTTTGACCATTGAAACCCCGCAATGTTGGCAAACAAACACGGGACGATTTCTAACACTGTCAAGATGTTTCTGCCTTATTTTAGGATCTGACATTGGGTTAGTTTCTAACATCCTGATGGATTGGGCGTGTTGTCGGTCTGCCTCATTCGTGAACTTCTTTTTGTTTTTATGAAACTCGGGTCCACCTCTCCAGTTAGGACCGTTGCTTCCTGATTTATCCGGTGAATTTTTCTTCATTAGTGCTTTAGTTTTTTCCGAGTGAGTCTTTTTGAAGAAATGATTGTTCACTCCGCGCTGCTTATCTTTTACGTCGGCGGGCCTAGGACCTAATTTTTTACCTTTGTTCCATACAACTTTCGTTGTCCTTCCACCATTTCCGGTCTCAGGCATCAAATTGGCCCAATCTTTACTTTCTACTATATCCCATAACTCACTGAAATATAGCCCTCTTTCTTTTATTTCGGCCTTTGTTTGGCATTCGCAGATGATTTCAGTAGAAATAGTTTTTCCGTGTTTATTCAAATGCTTCCTCCAGTACACACCTGACCCAAGATAGGAGTGTGGATCTTTTCTTTTTGTCTGACAGAGATATTTTAGACCGGTTATTTTGTGGGTCTTTACCATGAGGTAATAAATAGTCATGCTGGTGCTCCTTTTCAATGAATAGCATTAGAGAGGGCAGAAATTCGTGTTTCGTGGCTCTCACTTCTATTTAGTCCGTTACCCAAATTATTTGATTTTTATACTGATCTGTTGTATAATAGATGCATATTAAGGATTTTTGAAATGATGACAACTAGCGAGCAAGATACTTTTCTATGCGAGAAGTATCCAAAGATGATGATCAACCGCAATAAATCTCCAATGGAATCTTGTCTTTCGTTTGGTATAGCGGTTGGTCCGGGATGGTTCAATATATTGGATCAACTTATGGGCAATATCCAACATCATCTTGATTGGCAAGAGAAACAGCGTAAGTGGGCCATAGATTATAACAATATGGCTACACAAGCCAGAGGGGGCAATTTTGATCTGTTTGAAGAAGAAATGAAAAGTGTTATCAATCCAGAGTACAAAGAAAAACGGCTTGCGGAAATTATTGCCGGAGACAGTAGACAAGTGCCTGAACCGATTCCACAAGTTACACTAGATCAAGTTAAAGAAAAGTTTGGCACACTACGCTTCTACTACACAGGTGGCGATGATATTATTGACGGAATGGTCCGTATGGCAGAAAGCATGAGTGGGGTTACTTGTGAAGAATGCGGAGCTCCCGGTGAGCAAACTAGTGGCGGTTGGATTAAAACAGTATGTGCAGCCCATAGTAACGAAAAAGAAAATGAATAAACGACTTTACTAAACATCCTAGCAGATATAACATGAACGAACAAATTAAACTGCTTGCTGAAGAAGCAACTAGAAAATACGACAGGCTAGGTAATGAAATCCCGTTCCCACAACCAGACTTAGAGGTGTTCGCCCGGTTGATTGTTATTAAATGCCTCGACATTGTTGACAAAAAAGTATCAGGCATGGTAGGAGTCGCTGCGATGAAAGAGATAGAAGAATATTTCGGAATTGAAGAATGAACGAACGAATTAAAGAACTTGCTGAACGGGCTGGCTTAAAGTCTGAAATTATGGTGGACGAATCTAATCTGGACGTTGAGTGTTTTCTTACTCAATATGACGCAAGTTTACCATCAATTCACTATTGGGAAAAGTTCGCCCTGTTGATTGTTCAAGAATGTATTCAAGTTGGTGGTCCAGAAGATTCATATACAGATGAATGGTTCAATGCAAAAGCAGATTCAGTGGCAAAGATTAAACAACATTTTAGAGTTGAAGAATGATCAATATAAATTTTTCTATTGACTATCCGTTCAGC